GTTTATTGTTGTTGGCGTTGCTTTTGCAGTTACATTATTGGTAACTCTTGTTGCTTGCGATAATCCATCTAGCCAAAAAGGTCTAGATGGCTACTATTTCGAGAAAGAAACATTTACTCGCACTGAGTTTCCTGTTCAAGTTATTCTTGTAAAAGATGCCGCAGCAATTACCGCAGAAATTCGTAAGCGTAATAATATACAGGGAACAGTAGAACCAAAGAACGTTGCTGCATTCTCAGTCATTCGATTAAATGACAATAAGTGTACGATTTATATGATTGACCCAAAGAACAAGTATGAACCTGAATTTATTGGACATGAATTCGTTCATTGCATCTATGGCGTTTGGCATTCTGAGCCGCAAAAGTGATAGTGGAGGGAAGTTTTATGGGATATAGTAAACGTGTCTTTCAACAGAAGCCTCGAGTGCTTTTTGACCCAAGCAATAAGAAACATCTGAGTGATTACGCTTCTTTCTTGAAGTATAATAATTGGAAAAATGGTTGTCAGTATTTCTTGGAAGATCCTTATATGGATATTCCTACGATGATTAATGAAAAAGTTGTGAGTCATTTCCTGACTAAGTATAAGGAGAAAGTGTGAAGCTTCATCGTTGGTCTAAGAAAAGCAAGCCGAAGGGTGAGATCGTCAAGAAGTTGGATGTCAGCAAACTTCGGGGTGTTAGTGTGACTTTCGGATCTACCCGAGCACTGCGTCCTGGTTCTGAAGTTGCTCTTAATCTTCCATCTCATGTTACGACAAAGCAGTTTCTTCCTTCCCGAAATAGTGTTATGGATGCAGCTCAACTTGCCAAGGAAGCACCTGAAGTGCGTGATGCCATCATTGCCAAGAGCAAGCGACTGGCTCCTGCGTATTCAAAAGGCGCGGTTCAGTATGTTACTGATGATGCTGATGTGCAGTCATTGGGGAGAAAGCGGTGAACAAACGAATTGAGAAACTTGCTGACCAGTGCCAATTGTATGATGGATGGTTCACCCAACAAGGGAAAATTGAAAAATTTGCCGAGTTGATTGTCAAGGAATGCGCCAACTATGCTTCTCGAAACTGGGAGCATGGACATCTTCTTGCAGAAGATTTAAAAGTCTATTTTGGAGTTGAGTGATGAACAAACATATTAAGAGACTTGCTAAACAGGCTGAAGATGGGGTATTTTTGTATTCTTATTTTAACAGAGAAAAGTTTGCTGAATTAATCATTCAGGAATGCATTGACATCATTGCCCCATATATGCTTAGAAAGTATGCGGATGGTGGTGTTGAAATGCATGATCCAGGACGCCCACACCTTCATCCGATTATGGAAATCAAAGAACATTTTGGAATCAAATAATGAAAGTACGAGTAATGAAGCGATATACAAAGAATCATTCAAATCCATTTTATGAAGTCGACACTTGGAAGAAGATATTTTGGTTTATTGGTTATTGGCAAACGCAAATCCGCACAACCGATTTCAATTACGCAGCTTCTGTGTTTGACGATTACAAGCACGATCGTCGAGGAAAGTTGCCACCAAAAGATGAAGCAGTGCTAATTCACTATGATGACCACCATGGTGATGTTCTCCATGAATAGTGTTGACTTTTTTATGCTAATATATTATACTAGCTGTATACTTTTTGCTGCTGCTAGTATAGCAGCTTTAGCATTAATTGTAATGTTTGCTTATAGCATTAAGAATTGGAGGTTTGAACTATGACTGATGTATATGACCTTGAACAGCAAATTATGGAATGCTGGCGCGTCACTGATGATATGAAGATTCTCACTGAAGAAGTTATGGAAGGCGATTTCAGCAAAGATCAAATTTGTAACGTTCTTATTGGACTGGAACAACTATATGCCATCAAGTTTAATAAACTATTTCGCACTTATGAAAAGCATCTTGGAGACTATTATAACCTCACCAAGAAAATTGAAAATCCTGTATGAACCTTTCTCTTGAAGAGTTAGCAAATTCCTTAGACGAATTGTTTATGGAAGTTGCTGATATCCGTGAACAAAATGAAGCCATGGGACAAATGCTTGCTGAAAGAGACAAAATGAATCTCTTGATGACCAAGCATGTGGAACGTTTGACTCGCGAAAAAGAAGTTCTATTGATGCATCTCGGTTTACAATATTTACAGAGTAAAAAATGAAGCTTCATCTTTTGAGCGACCTCCATTTAGAGTTCGCAGATATAGATCTCCCTGGTGGAGATATTTTATTGCTTGCTGGCGACATCTGTGTCGCTGATCATCTACGTGAAAATCGTACAGACCGCACAGCAATAAGACATTGCGAGAGCGTTAAAAAATTCTTTACCGCTGCTTGTGAAAAATATAGTAAGGTCTACTATATTGCAGGAAACCATGAACACTATAGTGGGGTGTTTGAAAACACCAATTCAATTTTGAAAGATTGGTTCAAACGATCTAATTTTAATGTTGCTCTTTTAGAAGATGAAGTGATTCCTCTGAATGATGAGTATATGCTTTATGGTGCCACACTGTGGACTGATCTTAACAAAATGGATTACTTTGCAGAGCATGCAGCAAAAACGTGCATGAATGACTTTAGACTTATTAAGAGTCGGGGTAATTCAATTACAACCACACAAGTCGAAGAAATTAATCATCAAACTAGAGTAAGCCTTAAGACATACGTTGAACTGTTATCGCCAGATAAGAAGTTTATCGTTATGACTCATCACTCACCTAGTATGAAGAGTGTGCATCCAAAGTTTGGAACAGATGCTTTGAACTATGCGTTCTCGAATACTGGACTTGAAGATTTTATTTTAGATAATCCTAACATCAAGTATTGGGTTCATGGGCATACTCACGATAGTCATGATTATATGATTGGTGAGTGTAGGGTTGTTTGCAATCCGAGAGGATATGTCCGTCATGGGGCTGTTCTTGGCGAGAATAAAGAATTTAATATTGATTTAACATTGGAGATTTAAATGTATACTACTGATGATAATGATAGTTTGACTAACAGATTCCATTTTCAGTGCGTTGACTGTAATGGTGATACTATCACTGTTAATTTTAAAGCATTCACTCTTTCTGAAGTTCTTCAGAAGTTTGAACAATTTGTGAAGGGCTGTGGTTATGTTCTTCCTGAAGGAACTCATATTGATACTGTGAGTGACGAATGGTGAAACCATTAGTAACAATTGTAACAGCAACAACTGGAAATCCTCTGCTTTCTCGTTGTGTTACTTCCGTGAGACAACAGACTTACTCAAACGTCAATCATTATGTTTTTATTGATGGACCAGACCGTTGGGATGCAGCCAGTGCTATTTTAGCTAACACACTTTTTCCTAACGGTAAAACAGAGTTTGTGCAAACTTTGCCTTATCCTGTAGGAATGGATCGCTGGAATGGTCATCGTATGTATGGTGCTGCGTGTTATCTTTGCGAGGGGGATTTTATTATGTTCCTCGACGAAGATAACACCATCGATCCAACTCATGTGGAAGATTGCCTAAAGGTAATCGAGGCAGGAAACCAGTGGGCATTCTCTTTCCGCAAGATTGTAGATAAGGAAGGAAACTTTATCTGCAACGATGATTGTGAAAGTTTGGGTAAATGGCCAAGTATTCTTGATGAGAGAGATTACTTCATTGATGTGAATAATTTCTTCCTTCCAAAGATGTTGGCTATCCAAACTTCTCCTATCTGGTATCGTAAGGCGAGAGAACCTGGTGTGACCGAAGTTGATCGGGCACTGACTCATGTCTTGCGGCAAATTGCACCAACGTATGATTCAACATACAAGTATACTGTAAATTATATGATTGGTGCTACAGAACGTTCTCCTCAAGGAAGTTTCTTTGAAAGAGGAAATGCTGATATGTTAAATCGACATAATGGAAATTTGCCATGGAAACATTGAGACCATCTCTATTAGAAATGTGCCGAAGCAAACAGTATTATACTGATAAGAGCTATGACCCAAATGGTGTAGATTGGAATCCTAAAATACTTTCTGGCGCAGGTCATTGTTATGTTGAGAATTTTTATGAAAAATACTTTTCACCAAAAAGAGATTCAACCTTAAATGTTCTTGAAATTGGAGTTTATGCTGGAGGATCGACTCTTCTGTGGAGAGACTATTTTCCAAATGCGACAATATTTGGGGCAGATATAAATTACGCAAATCAAATCGCAAATCAACCAAGAATCGTACAGGTTATTGGCAACGCATATGAAGATTCTATTTTAAATATGTTTGCAGATAACCTATTTGATATTGTGATTGATGATGGTTCTCATAAACTGGAACATATGATGTACTTTATAGAGAAGTACTACACAAAGCTTAAACCTGATGGTGTGATGGTTTTGGAAGATATTGATAATATTGACTGGGCTACAGAGTTATATAACAATATACCTAAACATTTAAAAAAGAATTCTAAAATTTACGATCTAAGATCTGTAAATAGAAGATATGATGACATTGCAATTGTAATTAATGGGGGTTTTTATTAATGGCTAATAGAAGTGATATGCAAGCAGCTCTACCGCGACACATTAAGCGGTATCTTACTATGGGTAATTGGGCTAATGCACACGAGTATGGTGAAATTAAGCGAATGATGATTAATTCGCAAAATGTTTACCGTGCATTTAAGAGCAAGCGTCGTGAGAGCAATCGCGATCTAGATGGTAGCTCAGACGAATAAATAATGCACACGCTGAAAGAGTTGAAAGACCTTTTCATCACTCACAATATTAAGATTAAAGAATCTGGTGGGTGGTTTTTGAAGGTTGGAAAAGATGTTTATACAATGCTAGATGATGACTATTATAAAAATAATGTCAAAATTGGTAAGAAAGAGATCTTATCCAACCTCAAGAATAAAAAGAAAAAATAATTTTAAACATGGAGAAAAATAATGGATGTTAGAGTATTGAAATTGGTGACTGGTGAAGAAATTGTTGGTGAGTTCGTTAGTGAAACTAAGACCTCGATTACAGTTAAGAACACTTTGTCGCTATTGGTCCAGCCAAGCCAGCAGGGTGTTGGTTATGCATTTGTTCCTTGGTGCCCAATGGTTCAAGGTGATAAGACTATCAAGCTAGAGAAGACTATCTTCACTGCTTCAGCAACAGATGAACTTGAAGGAAGCTACAGGTCAATGTTCAGTCAGATTATGACCCCGCCACCAAAGACTCTAATCACTTGATTTTTGCCTCTGATTGAGGTATAATAACAGTAGATTATTGTTTAGGGGTAATACTTGTTTTATACTAATGTGAGTGTAATTGGCGATAACATCCTCTTCCGCGGTGTAAAAGACGGGAAGAGGATTCGCCAGAAGATTAAATACAAACCAAAGCTGTTTGTAAGAAGCAATAAGCCTTCTAAGTGGACCACCCTTAAGGGTGAACCTGTAGAGGAAATGCCTTTCCTCTCAATCCGAGATGCAAGAGAGTTTGTAAAACAATACGATGGTGTATCGAACTTTACCATATATGGTGCGGTTCGGTACGATTACGCATTTGTTTCAGATATGTTCCCAGACGATATTGACTGGGATATTTCTCAACTTTGTATTGCATATATTGACATTGAGGTGGGGTCTGAAAATGGATTCCCAGAACCAGAACATGCGAATGAAGCCATCACAGCTATTACTATTCATATTAATGATCAGTACTACGTTATTGGTTGCGGTGAATATACTCCGCACCGCGATGATGTAAAATATATCAAGTGCTCAGATGAATTCGAACTCATTGAAAAGTTCATTGACATCTGGACACTATATTATCCTGACATCGTAAGTGGTTGGAATATCAAGTTCTTCGACTTTCCATACATTCTTAATAGAATCAAGCGTCTATTTGGCGAGGAAAAGATCGCCAAACTTTCGCCTTGGGGTAGAGTGACTGACTATAAGGTGACATATAAGGGTCGCGAGCATGTATGTTATGATATGCTTGGTGTCGCTCTTCTAGATTACTATGAGCTGTATCGTAAGTATTCACCAAACCCCAACCAAGAATCATTTAAGCTAGGTCATATTGCATCGGTAGAATTGGGTGAAACAAAACTCGACTATTCTGAGTTTGAGAATCTACATCAATTGTATCGTCAAGACTATCAGAAGTTTATCGAGTATAACGTCAAAGACGTTGAGCTTGTTTACCGTTTTGAAAATCAAATGCGATTGATTGAGTTGGCGATGACTCTGGCTTATGACGCAAGAGTTAATTATGAAGATGTATTCTCGCAGGTTAGAATGTGGGACACAATCATCTATAATGCTCTGAAGCGTAAGCATATTGTTATGCCACCGAAGAAAGAAGCGAGAAAAGACGAACAGTACGCTGGTGCATTCGTTAAAGATCCAATCATTGGAATGCACGATTGGGTTGCGTCATTTGACTTAAATAGCCTGTATCCCCACCTTATCATGATGTATAATCTCTCTCCTGAGACGTTACTTGATGGAGATTCATTTAATAGCGACCTTCGTAAGTTTATCAGCGACCATGGTCCCAAGATTAGCGTAGACAATCTTCTGAGTAAGTGTATTCCAACTGATGTGTTGAAAAAGAATAAGGTTGCGCTGACCCCCAATGGTCAGCTGTTCAGTATTGCTAAACAAGGTTTCCTTTCTGAGATTATGGAAACCATGTATGAAGACCGAGCCTTGTTCAAGAACAAAGCAATTGAAGCCAAGAAGCAAATCCAGAAAGCTGTAAGTGATCAAGAAAAGCTAGAACTGAAACGACAGATTGCAAGATATAATAATATTCAGTTGGCTAAGAAGGTAACACTAAACTCAGCTTACGGTGCAATCGGTAATGCTTATTTCCGATTCTTTGATATTCGTATTGCTGAAGCAATTACTCTAAGTGGTCAGTTGGCAATTCGGTGGATTGAAAATAAACTGAACAACCATCTGAACACAATGCTGAAGACTAATGGTATTGACTATGTAATTGCATCAGATACTGACTCGATTTATCTGAACCTCGGTGGTCTTGTAAGCAAATTTATTCCGGATACTTCTGATAAAAAGAAAACTATCCGTATGCTAGATAAGTTCTGCGAGGAAAGAATCCAACCGTTCATCGATGAATCTTATCAAGAGCTAGCAGATTACATGAATGCCTATGCTCAGAAGATGAAGATGAAGCGAGAGGCTTTGGCGGACAGAGCAATTTGGACAGCCAAAAAGCGGTATTTGATTAACGTCTATAATAATGAAGGCGTTGAATATAAAGAACCGCAGATGAAGATTATGGGTCTTGAAGCCATTAAGTCTTCAACTCCGAATGCCTGTCGTGAGAAGATTAAAGAAGCGTTCAAAGTTATCATTGAAAAGGATGAGGCTTCGGTGATGAAGTTCGTCTCTGATTTCAGAGAAGAGTTTAAAACTCTACCGATCGCTGATATTGCTTTCCCCCGAGGCGTTAATGGTCTTGAGAAATATCATGATGATAAATCTATCTATGGGTTTAAAACTCCAATCCATGTTCGTGGTTCTCTAATCTTCAATCACCAGATTACAATCCAGGGACTAGATAAAAGGTATGAGAAGATTAAGGAAGGCGAAAAGATTAAATTCATTTATCTACGCCAACCTAATACGATTCGCTCTGATGTAATTTCTTTTATGAGTTCTATTCCAAAAGAATTTGACTTAGAGAAGTATATAGATTATGATACACAATTCGAGAAGTCTTTTGTTGAGCCACTCAAGATCGTTCTTGAATGCATCAATTGGAAAGTTGAAAAACAAAATTCACTTGAAGATTTCTTTTCGTAAAATGAGGTAATGTAAATGAGTTTACTCGATAAATTAAAGAAAAATAGTACGATTAAAGACTCGGCAATGTTGTCAAAGTCTAAATTTTTTGAAGCCAAGGATATGATTCAGACATCTATCCCTGCAGTGAACGTCGCTCTTTCGGGAGATCTTGATGGAGGATTCACTCCTGGTCTAACGATGTGGGCTGGTCCATCTAAGCACTTCAAGACCGCTTTCAGTTTACTAATGGCAAAAGCATATCAGGACAAGTAT